AGACAAGATTTTCGCGAAAGACGGTACGTTCATCAGACAAACTACCGACCACGAGATCAACGGTCACCTTCACATCCTCGCCACTAGTGAGGGAAGGATACCAATGAAGGAATTGACCGCCCAGTGGGGAGATCGCGTAGACTACAGAAAACCGAAACACGAACACGATGTTATGCGGTATCTGAGAGGATATCTGGTCAAGTGTTCAACTGATGGCGTGAACATGCGACCATTTGGGGACATTCATAGGTCTAAACTCGCCCAGTCAAAGACCCCCGAGGCGTCCCTCACCGAGACTTAAATTTTGATTTAACACATTTCTTGTGCTTGAATGACCAATAGTGGCCCTTTGGGCAACTCTCACGCCGAGGCCGGCTCCCCTGGTACGATACTCTACCGGGGCCCCCCGACTTTCCGCCCTGCGCAGAGGCTCGGGCCTGTCGGCTACCTTTAGAGGATGATGGTGGAGATTGGGTCAGCGCAGAGGGCCCACCACCTCCTCTGGAGTCGATAATAATCTGATGAACAGATGGAGACTGCCAATCTTCGGCAAGATGAAAAGCCAAATGAAGTTGCCAACCGACAAGAGGATTACGAGCTACAGCAGAAACGATACCCGATACCAGGTAATGCGGGATCTCTTCCTCTACGGCACCAAGGAACCGAAAGACCTCCGACTCAGAAGGACGGACGCCCAACATCACAAACCAACCACTACAGTCACAGGCTCGTGAATAGCAAGGCCAAGGAACAAACCTAGCACGAAGTGCTTTTGCTCACTAGAGAGATTAAGCAACATCCTTGCACAGCTCTTTCCCAATAACTTCGATCTCCAAAGCATTCGAGTTACTAGCTGTATTAGTCAAAGAAATAATACCTGCAGGGAAAAAGTAGAGGCCCCAATTGCGCATAGCCGACGTGGCTCCCGCCGTTGTGCCCCCTACCAACATGTAATCCCAACAAGCCTCAGTAGAGTCACCCGCATCCGTAATATCATAGGGTGGTGCTTCATATTGCTGATCCTGAGCGATATCCACAATCTCACCAGTAGTAAGAGTCTGTGTTTGAAGGGACGCCAGGGGATTGTTGAGAGCAACAATAGAAGAATCCGCTGTAGCATCGGGAATCTCCTCCATCCTATCTTGATTGTAAGCTTGTACCATCGCTACTGAAGACCATGTCTTCACACCCTCAAAAATATCTTCCTGCTTATGGGAATCAAGAATAGTCAACGTCCACTCATCAACAGGTGGCAACTCTGTATCTGCCAAATGCTCATCAGTCTCAAATGTTGGAGAACTAGCAAGAGTGGAATAGGTCCACTCACCACCGGTTGCATCTACAGTGGTAAGTGACCCGGGGTCCCAAAGACGGAGAGATTCATCACCAGAAGTCTCGTGATCTTGCGAAAAGTACGGACGAAGTGTCCTACCGTACTTACCCATCTCTCTCTTCGTCACACCTGCATCACGAAACATTTGCTCTCGAGCAAAGTGGAACTTCCGGAAAGCATTCCGGACCTTCCAGGTGTTGGGGACGTATGCCATTGCTAACGCGTCATTCGCCGCCGAAGCCGTTTGGACCTTACACCAATAGCCGTAGAGATTTCCCTGGCGATCAGTAATCTCTTCATTCCTGGCATTCAACCTTGCCAGATCCTTAGCTATGTTGTAATAATTTGTATCCGCGCCTTGAGTGCCGGCATACTGCAATCGTCCTTCTCCAATACTCTTCAAGATTAAAGTCCCCCATGTAAGTCGCACAGCGACAGAGAAGGACGGGGAACACGGTGGCTAATGATACTTTAGTAGGTACAAAACTAACAGAGCCTATAGGCTCAGACAAATCTGACTATAATGTACATGATAGAAATGCCGTACAGTTCTCTGGATCAATGCCACCCTGGGCGGAGGCGGGCTCCGTTGCCATTAGTAGACCCAAACCAGGAGTTACGATTCTTCAATGGCTAAGGCACGTCGCTTCCAATGTTCGCTCACGTACCCTAGAACAAGATAAAGCAGGTTTCACCTGCAAAGCCTGTCCAAACCCCAGGAGGACGTACCGAAGGAACTCCTGGACAGGTAAGGAAACATCCTACCGATCATTGCTTCTATGGAAGTGGATAGAATGGGAAACCATCTACCCTGATCGATGCAAAGAATGCAATACCAAATACTCACGCTGGAAAAGAGCCAAGCGCGCCATGCAAAAGATTCACGATCGTGGCATGGACATTTGGTTCATCACACTGTCTCGTCCCAATGTGACCAGCGTGCCACCCTACCCTGGCGTGATAGAGCTGGACCGAGAACTGTGGATCAAGGACTTCAAGAAATTCCGTCGTACGAAAATATGGCAAGAGACATTCGCTGGCGGCTATTGGTTCTACGAATTCACTAGCCACGCGCCAGGAGACAAGATTTTCGCGAAAGACGGTACGTTCATCAGACAAACTACCGACCACGAGATCAACGGTCACCTTCACATCCTCGCCACTAGTGA